AAAATAAGCAGACCACAGCAAAAGTTCTTGATCCGTTACTTTGTCCTTAAGCTCATGCAAAGTGCAATGCAGCGTCTCTGCAAGCGAAAGCTGGAAAAATAAGCGCCCATCCGACTCAAGCTCTTTTTCAATCGCTTTTCATATCAGCTTCACCGTCTTCGCTGTCAGGGCGAAGAACAGCAAGAATTAGCTTTTGAAGATCTTGATCCAAAATTTCGCGTTTCAAAACAGGAATGTCGCCTGCCTTAAAAAGGCGCTCTCCGTTTTCATCTTGAGCTTTTGCGACAAGAAGCTGCATAGCAAAATCATTTGCGTTGTCAGATTTTGCGTCTTTCTGCGCTTTTTCTCGCTCAGCCGCCGTCAACGGCGTTACATAGAAGGTAAACTCATCGCCATTGTCAAGCACAATTTCCTGCTTGATGGGCTCAAAGTTAGCCGCTTTGCGCAGGCGATCAATTGCCCTAATGGGGGCGCCGGGGGCAGGAGCGTTAGCCATAGAAAAAACGTGGTCAGATCAAACTGTAGATCAAGGCGGCGATTTTTGCAATCATCGAGAAATCTCCTCAAAATCCATTGAGGCTACAACCTGATCATCGGCGCCATCAGAGGCAACAAGCAGTGTTAATTCATACGGCGCAGGCGCAAAGGAATTTCTTTCGAGCTGAAACCTGAAAACATCATTGCCAGAGATATTTGTACTAGCGCCGCTTTGATTGGTCGAGCTAATAAATCCAGTGGCAATTGAAACCCCATCAGCATGTGATGCGCCAGAGATATTATATTCAACCGCACTGTCAGCGCCCGCACTCACCCAAGTGCCACCAGTCGTTGTTCCGCCAGTCCTAATCTGCCAATTAAAATTACCAGTGCTAACCGCCATTACAGATAGCGCACTAAGAACGGCGATTGCATCAAGTCGAGTTGCTTTGAGACGAAGAGATACGACAGGGTAGAAAGTTCCAGCCGTTCCGAGTGTTCTCGGCGAGTTGACAGGAATGCCGGCAGCCACCTGAAAACCACGCAATTCATAGCCACCCTCTGAAATAACCGTAGAGCAAATCTGCTTCAAAGTGCTGACGCCTGATGTCGCAGAAGTATTCTCAACTTCGTACCTGAGTGGCAACGACGCAGTTGTAATATAAGTAGAAGAAATCAGATTTGCGTGATGGAAAGAGTGGCAATGAATAAAAACACCGTCAATCACGAATCCTACTCTTACGGTGCCAAGGCCAAGCCATTCAATATCGGCCCAGAAGATTTGAGCTTTAGTGATGTCAAGAACAATTTTAGACTCACCAGATCCGTCAAGCCTGTCTCCGTTCCAATCCGCTTGTGCAACTTTTGTCTCTACGACTGACCCAGTAACAGAGCTGCGCTCAACAAAAGAAAGAGTTGAGCCATCAAGCTCAAGATAAATACCATTCGCAGTGCCAAAATATCCAACACGCTGCCTGAGGCCAACCTTTGCAGCGTTCATTACGAACGAACTAAGAACAAGTAACGACTTGCCAGGCTGATAACTAAAACAACGCTTTGTCTCCCTGTAGACCCTTGAGCCAGAATCTGCAGTAACTGCAAGATTTACTAAGCCTTCGTTCGCTGAAAAAGTTGCAACTCCGCCAGTTGCGGCGCTTGTAACCCAGCGCCCATTATCTGCATAACGATGGCTTGAGTCGAAAAGCGTGAGGGCCGATGAAGTTCTTAACCGAGCAAACGCATCGACTGAAACACCAGAAAAGCTTGCATCGACTTCAAGCTTGCCATCACTCGTCGCATCAATCTCTCTTGCTGCACCAGTGGGGAGAGTTCCGTGAACAACTGCATCAGGCATGATCTTGAAGAGGTAAAAGAAAAGCCCCGCCGAAGCGGGGCATGTCACCTACGGAAACAATCAGGCGGTTGTGGTCAGGTCGAAGGTGGGCTGATCCAGCGGGCGGAAGTTGATGCTGATCTGCTGGCCATCGTCCGGGTTCACCGCAAGGGATGCAGAGGTCAGCGTCACTTCCATGTAGATCGAGCGGCTCAAGCTGTCGCTCAGAACGCCGCCACTGAACACCTGATCCACATACAGGCGAACACTGGCGCCCACCTGCTTGCGAAGCAACACGTCCTGGATCATGCGGTTGGCACTGGCAGCATCCTCGTCTGTCATGTAGACAGTCGCAGATCCAGTAGCTTCACCGAAACCGGCGATAAAGGTACGGAAGGGAACAAATTGACCAGGCTGCTTGCCAATGGTTGTAACGTCAATTTCAGTACGTGTAATTTCAAGCGACCAATCACGTACTTCAGCGACGGCAGCAAAGTCAGCGTAATAAGCTTCAAACTTATTAGGGGCTGCAAGAGTCCCGTCATCCGAGAAATTCAACGACGTACCACCCTGTGAGGCAGAAACAGTCATTACACCAGTGCTTGTGCTATAAGTCAGCACGTAGTAAGTGACTGCAGGATCGAGCGAACCAGCAGAAAGCGCCGGCATCACATTGGAGCCATCCGGCGTCACAGTTGCGCCGGTGCTTGGGTTGTAGATGCGGAACTTGACGGGATCGCCGGCCTGAAAATTCAGGTTGGGAGCAAGCGTAATAACGTCAGTAGAGGTGTTGATTGCGGTTTCAATGAAACCATCAACAGTGCCCGCAGGCTTGTAGTAGAACGCGCCGGAGATGCCGGACAGAACGGTAGCCATGACAATTCGGGGGTAGTGGCTTTAGTGGGCACTGCCCAGCTACACACAGGTTAGCGATCTACTTCACACTCGCCTGCCAGCCAGCATCAATGCGCCCCATAAAGTGAGGAGAATTGTCAGGCGCCTGAAAAGAAGGACCAGTAATTTGCCCAATCCGAACGTAAGTTGAAGCTGATGTTTTTTGCGTCGCGTTTAACGTATCAATAACTTGCTTCGCAAGCTGAATCATTTGCTGACAGCGTGCCGGGCCAATACTTTTAGGCGTGAAGCAACGAATAATCAACGCACCCCTTGCATAATCAAGCGAGCCCTCAAGTGTTGATTCTGTCGTCAGCCCAAAAGTTACGTTGACGCGAACGTATTCTTTCGGTGGATCAGGCGGAACTGCGGTTATATTGTCAAAGTAAACAGGAACGGGAGGAGTTTGCGTGTTGTAAGCGGTAAGCAGTGGTGCTTCAATTGCCGCACGAATTGATTGGTAGTTCATTAATAGGCCCTCTCGTATCCAAAGGTAAAACCTGTCTTTAGATCATTTTGCAGCCCCCCGCCTTTGAGGTAATTTACAAACCAATCAGGAGGCGCTGTTCTGCTTGAATTGGCGTCCGGATCATTTTCATCAACAATTCGACCAATTACGGGTCTAGAGCTTGGACGTGGCTGCGCATCTCCATGAACCCACCTACTTTCGTCAATAGGCCTTGAAGGATTAGAAGGCCTTTCGAACGTAGCGTCTTCCTCGTCAATGGCAATTGACGCATGGGGTGAAGTGTTTACTATTGCAAATTTCGTAATACCTTGTTTAATGTATCTTTCGATCTCCCTGACAGGGAGATCATTTTTTGTGTATTTATAAATTTGGCCAGTCACTCCCGGAGTATTCGGAGTTTGGCCGACAGGGGCAAATCCCCAAGACGCCGAAAACTCACCAGTCCAAGCAGGCCCCTGCTCCGCAAGACTATTCATTGATTTAACGGCAAAGCCCTGAAGGCCACGAGCAAGTTCTTTATCCAGTTCTTTTTTTAGCTCTGCCGCTGCTCCTTTTTGCGCGGCAGCCAAATAAGAGGCGGTCTGCTTTGGCGTTGCACGTTGCGCCCTTCTTGCCATATCAGCCCAGCCTTGCAACGACTGAGTGCATTATAGGATTATCGCCACGATACGAGTACATGCCAATGATTTTTGCTGTGCGATTTACGCCATTTTGCACATAACGAATTGAATCAGTTGTTTGAGGATAGTACCCAGAAAGAGCATCAGCGGCAAAAATAATCTTTACATCAGTCCGCTGATACAGTCCTTGCATCTCCTCTGGCTTTAGCTCGGAAATAACAATCTTGATAGAAATTTCCGTTGCCGCACCAGAAACGGTGCCCGTCGTTGGATTGTAAGTAGGATTGAGATTTGCCTTAATGTAAGTCGCGTCGATACCGAACTGCGTAATCAGCGGCCCAGGAATTGAGGAGAAAATGTCGTCAACAAGTGCCATGGCCTATCACAGCGGATTGCTGTACCAACCGCCACGAGACGGAAAAACCTGACCACCGGCAAAGCGGATGCGACTGCCACGGAAAGAGGCACTGCCGTAATACGGATCAATGCGAGCCGTGCTATCACGCGATACATATGGCTGATTGAAACTTGGGTCAATCATGTAGCGATACAAAATATCCATTGCAAACGGCGGAATATAGTCAACGCCAGTCTGCGGAACATCGCCACCTTTGAACTTGACGCGCAGTGCGCCGTCACCAAGCTCAACCTCTTCGTACTGGTTAGTACTGCGCAAAGTCGCGCCGCCGTCATTTGTGGCAACTGCCGTATAACCGCCACCACTGCCAAGAAACGCCGCCATATAGGCAACAGCTATTTCAAAGTCAATCGGCAGTTCATCGGTCGCCAATTGACGCCCATCAACTTTGATTAAGCGCGGCCAAGAAAGAGATTGACTGTCATCAATGACTCGCCCCTTCCACTTCAAGGGGTTAATAGTCATTGTTGCAGCAACAAGTGTTTGCTCTTTCTGTGCATCAGCCAATGCAAGCCATGCCGTAATTCCAGCGCTCGCAGGCAAGTCGCCAAGCAACGACGTAGCCCTCGCAACGCTCAGGAAGGAGTTAGCGTCAGCAGCTCCCAGTGTCGATACGAAGGCCATGTGCGTGCCTCTCTAGGGCTCAACCCTTGACAGTAGTGGTCTTAGTCTTGATAGCGCTCACAGGGGCCTTCTTGGGCTCAGGAGCGGGTTCAGCAGATGCAACAGGCGCAGGGCAAGCAGCAGCTTCAGTCTCGGCCTTAGCCTTAAGCTTTGCCTCTTCTTGCTCACGCGCAAGTCGGAAAGTAGTGATCGACATGACGGTTACTTGATAGTTAAAAGCCCCTCCGAAGAGGGGCTGCTTTCACAGCAACGATCAGATGTAGCAGCGCAGCTGCGTGATCCGAATGTTGCGATCATCGGTGAACACCTTGTCCCAGTTGGTGCCAGTAGCAAGCTCAGCATTGGTAGGAGCATTGCCAGCAGCGTTACCGGTCCAGCTGATCCCATTCGGATGCACCAGATAGTGCGTCCGGTTGATCAGATAGTCGATGCCCTTCAGGGAATCGCGGTCGGTTTCCAGGGGGGTCTTGGCAGGAGCAGTTGCAAAGGCAAATGCGCCAGGGCCAAAGAAGTAGGTGTGCAGCACATCGGCACCGCCAGTACCAGCGCCAGCATCCACAGGCAGGGTGTCATCAACGAACACCGGGCGACCCAGGTAGGTACCCAGCTCAAGACGTTGAGCAGACAGGCGGCTATCAAGCTGAGAAGTGGTCGAAGCAGGCTCGATCAGATCCAGCTTCATCAGGGCGTAGTACACACGAGAGTGCATGAGCACACCAGTGAGTTCTTGACCTGCATCACCCAGCTTGGCAATGGCATCCACCATCACGCTCTGGGAGAGCTGAGTAGAGGTGCCGCCAACGGCGTGAGAGGAAACCAGGGGGCCGCCAGTAGCGAACAGACCCTTGATCGTGGAGATCAGAGTGGTCTGCATGTCGCGCACCCAATACTGACCAGTGCGACGAGCAATGGCCTGCATGGGGTCAGAACCAGCCAGTTCACCGGCCAGAT